TTCACGAAGTCAAGGCAAATCCTAGTGAAGCACAAGCAAGATACAAGCCTGTCTTTGACAACATCAAGATACGTGATGCATCTGATAGAGACATGGCATGGGTTGAGAGTGTATGTAAAGCATACAAGCCTGATATACTTGTACTTGACATGGGAGATAAGTTTGCAAGGACAGGTGGGTTTGCTAGACAAGATGAAGCACTCAAGGCTAATGCAATACATGCTAGACAGATTGCTAAGGCATATGGCTGTGCAGTGTTGTATATGTCACAGTTATCAGCAGAAGCAGAAGGTAAGGTTATATTGAATCAATCTATGATGGAAGGTTCACGTACAGGTAAAGCTGCTGAAGCTGACTTGATGATATTGATAGCTAAGAACCCACAAGTAGAAGGCGATAAAGATGACGAAGACTTACAGAGACATCTCTGTGTAGTTAAGAATAAACTGTCAGGTTGGCATGGCAAAGTCTTGTGTGAACTTGACTATAAGACAGCGAGGTATACAGCATGAAGCTGACGTTAGACGTAGAGAATACTGTCACACATAGAGGTGGCAAGTTACATCTAGACCCATTCGAGGAGAATAACAAACTCGTTATGGTTGGATGTTTGACTGACAAGGGCGAGGAGTATTTGTTTAGAGATGACTTCACAGGTGTGCAGGAATTACTAGACGAAGCAACTATCTTGATTGGTCACAACATTGTACACGACCTATTGTGGCTATGGGAGTGTGGCTTCAAGTATGATGGTCCAGTCTTTGATACGATGTTAGGTGAGTACATCTTACAACGTGGACAGAAAGAACCATTATCATTAGAAGCATGTGCAATCAGACATGACTTGGATACGAAGAAACAAGACACAATGAAAGAGTACTTCAAAAACAATATCTCTGTGGATGAGATACCACCACAGGAATTATCAGACTATCTATCTGCTGATTTGAAAGCTACACAACAGTTAAGTGATTCTATCTATAGAAGACTAAATACAGTAGAGAATGCTAGTCTCATGGAGACTGTCATATTTACTAACCAAGTAGCTATAACTCTTGCTAAGATATACCAACGTGGGTTTACTGTTGACATAAATGCTTTAGACTCAGTACGTGTAGAGTTTGAACAAGAGAAGCAAGATATAGAAAGAAGACTTAATAAACAAGTAAAGGAACTGATGGGTGATACACCTATTAACTTAAACAGTCCTGAGCAAATGTCTTGGGTTATATATAGTAGGAAGCCTATTGACAAGGCATTGTGGGCAAATAACTTTACACCATACATGGATGCTACAGACTACAGACAAATGGTAGCTACTAAGTCTACTATAGTTTATAGAACAAAGGCAGAGCAGTGTAATGATTGTTCAGGTGCAGGACACATTAGAAAGGTAAAGAAAGATGGAACTCCTTTTACTAGACCTACCAAATGTAGTACTTGTGACTCTAGTGGCTACCTATTTATGCCTGACAAACATGTGGTAGGTGGACTCAAGTTTAATGCACCTAATGCTAAGTGGGTTAGTGCTAATGGATTTAGTGTTAACAAGACTAATCTAGGTACATTGTACACTATTGCTAAACAAAAGAACATGACTAATGCTATGAACTTCTTATCAGACTTACAGAGACTGTCAGCATTAGATACCTACCTGTCATCTTTTGTCGAAGGTATACAAACTCATATCAAACCTGATGGTAAGTTACATGTACGATTACTACAACACAGAACTGCTACAGGTAGATTTAGTGGTGCAGACCCTAACATGCAGAACATGCCTAGAGGTGGTACGTTTCCTGTAAAGAAAGTATTTGTGTCACGTTGGAAGGGTGGCAAGATACTTGAAGCTGACTTTGCACAGTTAGAGTTCAGAGCTGCTGCATTTTTATCACAAGACCAAACTGCAATGAAGGAGATAGAAGATGGATTTGATGTTCATAGTTATACTGCTCGTGTTATCAGTGATGCTGGTGAGAAGACATCTCGCCAAGAAGCGAAGGCACACACTTTTGCACCACTCTACGGAGCAACAGGCTTTGGAAGGACACCTTCTCAGGCTACATATTATAAACACTTCACAGATAAGTACAAAGGAATCGCATTATGGCACACCCAATTGGCTAAAGAAGTTATGAATACAGGCAAGATAAAGATACCTTCAGGTCGAGAGTTTGCCTTCCCTGATGCAAAGAGATACTCAAGTGGCAAGATAACACACTTTACACAGGTAAAGAACTATCCTGTACAGAGTTTTGCTACTGCTGACATAGTTCCACTTGTGCTGATGCACATTGACAAACTTCTATCTTCATTACAATCCTGTGTTGTCAACAGTGTACATGACTCAATAGTAATTGATGTACATCCTGAAGAAGAGAATCGAGTTCTATCTGTACTAAAATCAGCTAATGACCAATTACTTAACATTATAAATCGTAAGTTTAATATAGATTTTAATGTGCCATTATTATTAGAAGCAAAAATAGGTAATAATTGGCTTGACACCAAAGACGTTTTGTGATATAACAATAAAACTTTAATAAAGGAGAAAATATATATGAGTGATTTAGTAACTATTGATACTGCAAATTATGCCGCCATGGCAAAAGCTATGGGCATAGCAGGAGAGAATACTTCTACAGATAAGAAGTCTAATGCTTTACCTAGACTAAAAATAAACCATTCACCTATTATGGGCGAAGAAGAGATTAAGGGTAAGATGACTAAAGTAGAAGTAGTTGGAGGTGGTACATATAAGTTGGATATACCTGATGACAAAGCAGTATATGCATCTTCTGCTACCATAAGACCTTTCCTACAGAGATTTATGTATAAGAGATTCGTAAAGAATATGAGTGCGAAGCCTGGTGAACCTATGGGCACGTATCATAAAACTCTTATGGCAGACAATCTTAATATAGACTTGAAGGATAATCAAGGTGGTTTTAATTGTGGTAAGCCATCAGGTTATATACAGGACTTTAAATCACTACCTGAAAAGACACAGGAACTTATCAAGCAGATAAAACGTGTTCGTGTAGTCTTTGGTATAGTTGATTTGATTGACCCTGTAAATGAGAAAGGTGATATAGTTGAAGTTGGTGGTCACCCATTTATATGGGAGATTGATAATAGAGATGCCTTTAAGATAATGGCAATGCCTTTCACTAAGCTATCTCAAATGAAGAGACTGCCTGTTCAGCATAATGTAACTCTTGGTACAGAGGAAAGAAAACTACCAAATGGTAATTCTTTTTATCTTCCAACTGCAAGTTTAGATGTATCTAATACTATACAGTTAACTGGTGCAGACCAAGAAACATTTGCTAACTTCCTAGCTTGGGTAGAGAACTATAACAGTTACATTATCAGTGAATGGGATTCCAAAGTGAATCACCATGACGAAGGAGATAATGATGTTATTAGTGACTTCATAGATATTGAAGAAGAGGTAGCTTAATGCAACATCGTGCAGAGTTGGCGATTAGTCAATACCTAGAAAATGCTTCAAAGGGTTTGACATCAATGAGTGATGAAACTATAAATCGTGTAGGCGAAGAAATAAAAGAAGCACTCAAACGTCAGTTTGCAGGTGGTAATAAACGAGATGGGTTTAAGTTGCGTATGTCTAATATTGGCAGACCTTCCTGTCAGTTATGGTTTGAGAAGAATAAACCTGAGACTGCGTTACCTAAACCCACTACGTTTGTTATGAACATGATGATTGGTGATATAGTTGAGTCTGTGTTTAAGGCATTACTAACTGAATCTCAAGTGGATTATAAAGATAGTGATACTGTAACCCTTGACATTGACGAAAAAAATACTATATCAGGTTCATACGATTTAGTTGTTGATGGTGCAGTCGATGATATTAAGTCTGCATCTGATTGGTCTTACAGGCATAAGTTTGATTCATATGAGTCGTTAGCATCAGGAGATAGCTTTGGTTATGTCGGACAGCTTGCAGGTTATGCAAAAGCATCAGGCTACAAAGCAGGTGGTTGGTGGGTTGTAAACAAAGCCAATGGTCAGTTTAAATATGTTCCTGCTGATATTGATATGGATGAAGAACTTGCTAAGATAAAGAAGACTATCAAGGCAGTTGAATCAGAAAAGCTAGTACGGTGCTTTGAACCTGAACCTGAAACCTTTAGAGGAAAACCTACAGGAAACATGGTACTAAATAAAAACTGTACATTTTGTTCATATAGGGAATCTTGTTGGGAAGACTTGAAAGAGTTACCTGCACAGATGTCTCAGGCTAGAGAACCAAAGATGGTTCAGTATGTTAAGATGAAAGGAGAATAACATGAGTAAGTCAATAGATGAACTAAAAGCAAACATTGAAGAAATGGAAAAACAATTAGCTGAAGCAAAGAAAGAGTATCGTGAACTACGTACAGCAGGTTTACGAGATGCAATCGAAGCTAGGAAAGCAGCTGACGAAGCAGTAAAGGAAGAGCTAAGAAACTTAGGTTATTCTAATACCTATTCGTACAGCAACCCATTTATTTCGTGGCGAAACTTCTAGGTGTCTCCTCATAAAATAAGAAGAGATGCTATAAAGCATGGGTATAGGAGTGGGTTAGAGCACACTATCTCACTCTACTTAAAGGATTTAAAGTATGGCTATGGCTATGAATCAATCAAGATAGAATGGGAAGACTTATCCTACAGAACCTATACCCCTGACTTTATACTTGACAATGGTATAATAATAGAAACAAAAGGAAGATTTTTAGCTGTAGATAGAAGAAAGCATTTAGCTATACAGAAACAACATCCTGAGTTAGATATTCGATTTGTATTCACTAACAGCAGAACTAAATTAAGAAAAGGTGCTAAGTCTACATATGGTCAGTGGTGTCAGAAGTATGGATTTAGATACTATGACAGAATAATACCTGAAGATTGGCTAAAAGAAAAAGGTAAAAACAAACACCCCAAATTTATTAAGTTTACAGGAAATAAGGTTAGGAGAATCAAATGAAAAGACTACTAGGGCAGATAAAACCAGAAGATTTTATAATAGGAATAAGACCTGACATGGATGAAAATAATGTGTGGACAGGTGAAGTTACTATGAATATAGTTACATCTAAAGAAAATCCTCTAGATGATGATGACTACTATGCCTTACTTGCTTTTTGTAAAGTTATATGTTCGTCTGTTCCTGTCATGGAAGAAGATGATTATGTACGAAAGAAATTAGAAGATAAAGCTGATGAGTATGAGAAGTATGTGGAAGAACCTTTGAAGAAGAAAAAGGGAAAAGTAGTTGACAAACAGGACAATGTTGTGATATTGTCTTTTGATGCAGATACAAAAGGAAACGCATAATGGAAAGGCATATAGATTACATGGTTAGAAGATTAAAGGAAGAAGAGCAAAAAAAAGAAGACATGGTTAATCATCCTGCCCATTACAACAAAGCAGGTATTGAAACAATTGATGCTATTGAAGCAGCTACCAATGAAGGCTTTAAGTATTATCTACAAGGTAATATATTAAAGTACATATGGAGATACGAGTACAAGAACGGTGTTGAAGACTTAAAGAAAGCACGTTGGTATCTCAATAAACTCATAGAGGTGTATGATGATAAAAGTTAAGATTATGCTAACACTTCAAGTAGACCCTGAAGACTATCCTGTGCCTTCTGATGGAGATGTCACAGAAGATTTTGAAGACTACATAACTGAACTGTTTCACGACCTAGAAGGTGTCACTGTTAAAAATATGCGGATATTAATGGAGTAGCAAATGCAAAATAATTATTTACCAACAGACTATCAAAACTTTATAGCATTGTCTCGTTATG